ATAATATGAAGTTTATTAGTGAAGAGTCAGTAAGTCTGACAAAGAAAAATTATTTAGGTATTGATCAAGTAGTTAATATCTGTATAACTGGAGTTAAGTTTGATGATACTACTGGTTTACTTTTTAAAGATAAAAAGGATCGAACAGATTTTAGATCTATGGACTATGCTTTAGTTGTTGGAGTATCTATTCAAAATGCTAAAGATGAGTATAAGGCAGGATTTGGTGAAACTATTGCTAGAGCGCGTTCAAGAATGTTGGATAAAGCATTTATGGTAATTGCTCAAACTAAGGGTGGAGTATGTGATGCTTCTTTACGTAAGGTACTCTTAGATAATATTGCATCTAAGGAACTAAGTTACTTTAGTAAGAGTTATGCTGAAGCTGAACAGCGATTCTTAAAGAACAAGAAGAAGAAAGAGGCACAAAGTTTGTTACAACCTAACAAAGATTAATGGGGAAATATATAATTTCTAGCATTATAATAATTAGTTTAATATTGGTAGTAGTATTTTATTTTAATAACCAATCTAAGATAAATTCTACTACTAATATTGAATTAAAAATTGATTCTATAAAACACAAACAGGATAGTCTAAGGTTAATATTACCTAAAATAGATTCTCAAATAATTAGTAAAGAAGGAGAATATGAGAAAACTCGGTATATTATTATTAATCAATCTATTGATTCCGATTGCAGTTTCTTCACAAACTATCTCAAAGAACACTTATCCAAAGATTCTGGGAGACTCAATAGTCTTAATAACTCCAGAACAATTGAAAGAAACTAATCTTATATTTAATGAACATAATCTCCTTAAAACTAAAGTTCCATTATTAGAAAGAAAAATACAAGTCCTTACAGAAATTAATGATAATCATTCTAAAATTGACTCATTAAGAGTTCAAGAAATAAATCAGTATAAAGCAAATGTAGATAAGTTAAAAAAATCTATAAAAATTAAAAATACATTAATTACTGGTATAAGTTCTGGATTTGTTGTATCTTTACTTTTACTACTATTTAAATAATGGATAAATTAAATTTGTATAAGGATAAGTTTGGAGTTAAATATAAATATCCAAATAGATCTTGTAAAAGATGTATAAGATATCCATGTTTTGACGGAATAGATAAATGTAGATGTGATTTTGCACAATATGGTTGTATAGATTATAATGATAACCATAGAAGCTAGATTAGTAAGCTTTGAATGTGATACAGGAGGATATATTAATTATATTTTTGAAAATTTAAATTGTACTAATTGGGATAATCAATTTAAATTAGTTACCCGATATCCTAATTGGGAACATAGATCTTTAAAAATAGGGGAAGAAGGTTTTTTAACTTATAATATGGTTGAAGCTGGAGTATCTAACTGGTATAATAAAAATACTGGAAAGATGATCCCTTATAAATATACTACTTGTGAATTTATAAAGTTTATTACTAAAAAACAGAATCAAGATCAAGAATATATTATGTAGATCATGAAATATTATATATATAAAACACATATATTACTATGGGAGTAATAGGAGACAAATTAAATAAAGCCTTAGAAGCTAAAAGTGTAAATACAAATATAAACAATTATGTTTGGAGAGGTCCTAAAAAGGAAGTAAATGGTAAGTTTGAACAGGAAGAAATCAAGCTTATTGATGCTACTCCAGAACAATTAAATCAATTCTATAGGCATTGTATGTCTATGCTCTACAGTAAAGATAAGAAGAATCCAGGTAGATATCATCTTCTCAATATTGTAGATGAGCAAAAGAAGAAATGTAACATTGAATTATTTATTCGATGGATTGAAAACAAATATAAGAGAAATATCCCTAACACTAGACCCGATTATCCTAGATTCTTGTTCTTACAAGATGTTAGAGATTTTCTTAATACTCCAGAAGCATTAGAGGCTTATCCTAAAGATAAGTATTCAGATACATACATTGATGCTGTAGTAAGTAATTATCCAGAAGAATTTAGTAAGATTACTATTAGTGGTTTAATGGATGGTTGTCTTGACAGTTTAGGTGTATTTGATAAAAGTCATCTTTCTCTGAATTTTATTATTAAGTTAGGGGTATGGTTTACTAATTCTGAAAAGAAGGAATTAGAAGAGAGAGATGAAAAGACTGGAAAATTGAAAGATAGAATTGACGTTATTATGGAACGTCATAGATTAAAGGCAAATGCTCGGCCTAGAACATTACAAACGGGACTTTCTTATGCTGAGTTTAGAGCAATGTTAAATCTTAAGAGTAAGAAATATTCTGAATTAACTACTGATCAGTTAGTAGCTTTAAGAAATAAAGTATTATTCCGATTCCAAAATGAGATTGAATATCATGCATCTCAATGGGAGGATAGGATTAAACAAATTAAAGAAGTGGCTGCAGCAAAAGGAATCTCACTTGAGAAAGTGAATATTGCTGATGAATAAAAATATACAACTATTAGTGGGTAACTTTTTAGTTACTCACTATAGTTTTTTATAGAGGATTATTAATATATGAAAGAGCTTGAACTATTTACACCTAAAGACAGAACAGCTAGACAACATGAATGTCTTACAAAATGGGTAAAAAATAAATGTAAGGGCTCTATAACTGCTTGTACCGGGTTTGGTAAAACCAGAGTAGGATTAAATGCTATTTCTGCAGTACATAAACATTATCCAGAATTAAAAGTAATAGTTGTAGTTCCTACAGATGTACTACAAATACAATGGGAGGAACAACTTAAAGAAAGAGGCTTACAAGATATAGCAACTGTAAAAATTATTAATACAATCATTAAACATGATTGGGTATGTAGTGTATTAGTATTAGATGAAATACATAGATATAATTCTGATATGTTTAGTTTAATATTTAAAAAAATAAAATATAATTACATACTTGGATTAACAGCTACTTTTGAAAGACTTGATGGAAAACATATATTAATGGAACAAAAATGTCCAGTAGTTGATTCTATATCTTTAGGTGAAGCATTATTAAGTGGATGGGTAAGTAAATTTACAGAATATCAAGTATTAATTGATGTAGATGATATTCACGTTTATGATGAATATCAAAAGAAATTTAATGAAGATTATGAATTTTTTGGATGGGATTTTCCTTTAGTTATGAGTATGGCTGGACCAAAAGGGTATATTAATCAAATAGACTATAGGGATAAATTAGTAGGTTTACATGCTGATCAAGCGACTAAATCTAATATACTTAAAGCAATTAAAAACCATTCAGCTAGTTTTATGCGTAATCTTACTGCAAGAAAGAAATTTATTAATAATCACCCTAAAAAATTAGAATTAGCTAGAAAAATAATAAATGCTAGATCTAATGCAAAGATTATAACATTTTCAAATAATGTAGCAATGGCTGAAGCTATTGGTGTTGGGAATGTATATACTGGAAAGATGTCCAAAAAGAAAGGTAGAATAACAATCGAAGAGTTTAATAATAAAGATACTGGAATCTTAAATACTTGTGCTAAAGCTAATGAAGGTTTAGATATAAAAGGATTATCTGTAGCTATTATTATTGGTTTAGATAGTTCTAAAACTAAAGCTGTACAAAGGACAGGTAGAGTTATTAGATTTGAACCAGGAAAAACTGCAGAAATATTCACAATAGTTATTAATGGGACTGTTGAAACACAATGGTTTAAGAATAGTCATAAAGATAGTGATTATATAACTATTGATGAAAAAAATCTTGAAAAAGTTTTAAATGGAGAACCTTATGAAACTTATAAGAAACCAATACAAAATTTAGCTTTTCGATTTTAATATAATACTATTATGACAGTAGAAAATAAATGTGATTTAATTTTGTTACAAAACATTATTAATTCATATGAACATGCAGTACTTACTAAAAATGTACTTATTGTTAAAGCTTATGAGAGGGATTATGATCTAAAATCTATGTATGAAGATTATAATAAATTAAGTGAGCAATTTATGCAGACGTATGTAAAAAGTTCCGACTCGAAAGAGTAATACCATATTTACAGTTAAAGAAGATGTGAAATTAATCACTATTTAACTTTTTTAACTGTTTGAACACATTTGATTATACTATTGATGCAGAGTTAGATCTTATGGAGAAGTATAAACTTACTCCAAACCAATTAGAAGTAATTAAAACTATACTTTTATTACAAGAAGGATATGAAGAAAATTATTTATCTAGATTAATTCCAGTATTTAAAGAAAATGATATTGAATTAAGAGATATTCTTATTGAATTACAAAATAAAGGAATTATTTTAAAATCTTATAAAATACCATTGAAAGGACAAAGATTTGATCCATTAGAAATACCAATCGCTAAGAATTTTGGTAAAAATATTTGGAAATGTTCTTTTGAAATAGGTAAAGAATTATTTGAAACATATCCTATGTTTATTAATATTAATGGAGCTTTATTTAGTGCTAGAGGTATTGCTAAAAAGTTTAATAGTCCAGAAGATTTCTTTAGATATTATGGAAAGGCAATTGGATGGAATATTGATAAACATAATAAAATTATTGAATTATTAAAATGGGAACAAAATAATGATGTTCATTTTATTAATATGAGTATAGCTACTTTTGTAATTAATGAAAATTGGAATGAATTAGAAGCTTTGCGAGATGGTAAATTAGCTAATATTAATTATGATACTATAAAAAGTCTATGACAATTGTAGATTTACTGTATAGTGAAATACAAGACGGACTAAAAGGAAAAAATATAGGTTATTCTTTAGGGTTACCTAAATTAGAAGATATTACTGATGGTTTAACTAAAAGTACTTATACACTATTATTTGCAGGTAGTGGTATTGGAAAAAGTTCTTCAATGTTATTCTCTTATGTATATTATCCTATAATTGAGCATCTATTAGATGGCAAATTAAAAATTGTATTATTCTCTTTAGAAATGAAAAAGACTTTAGTACTAGCTAAATTATTGAGTATTTATTTGTTTTATAAATATAATATTCGATTAAGTGCTAAAGAGATCTTATCTAGAAAGAAAAATTTCAAATTATCGGATTATCAGCTTGATAAAATTAATGAAGGTAGAGAATGGCTAAAATCTGTTGAGCGCATCTTAATCATTGAAGATGTAGGACTTACAGCTAATAAAATGTATAGTCGAATTCTTTATCACTTAGAAGAGAATGGAGTCTTTACAGACAAGAAAAACCATACAGGATATGTACCTAATAATCCAGAACAAACTTTATTTTTCATAACAGATCACTTAAACTTATTAAGAGCTGAAGAAGGTAGAACTAAAAAACAAGAAATTGATTTAGCTTCTAATATGATTGTTAGTATTAGAAATAGAACTGATGCTAGTTTTTTAGTATTAATGCAGTCTAATAGATCTTCAGCTAATGTTGAAAGATTAAAACTTAACTTTTCAGAACCTCGTGTAGAAGATATCAAAGATTCTGCAGTTCCTAGTGAAGATGCAGAGATAGTTTTAGCTTTATATAATCCTAAAAGGGATAAATTAGCTTCTTATAGAGGGTATGATATGAAAAAATTAGATGATAAGTTTAGATCTATACTATGTCTAAAAAATAGATATGGTGAAAGTGATGTTGCTGATTGTTGTTATTTTGATGGAAAAGTAGGAATATTTAGAGAACTTCCTAAACCTGAAGAAATTAATGATTATGATAACTTATTTAAAGAAGATTTAGAAATTAAACAAGATATAGAAGAAATAGAAGATAAGCAAACAAAAGACTTAAAATTTATTTTATAATGTCAAATATAATTTGTTTAGCTGGACTAAGTAATAGTGGTAAATCCACTTCTTTAAAATATCTAGAACCAGAATCAACATTTATTGTAAGTTGTACTAATAAACAACTTCAAATTCCTGGATTTAGAAAGAAATATAAAAAAGTAACTACAAATGAAGGCAAACTTGTAGGGAATTGGTATATTAATAATAATTATGATAACATCAAAAAGATGTTAAATATTGTATCTAAAACAAGACCAGAAGTTAAAGTTATTGTTTTAGATGATGCCAATTATTTATTGAGTAATGAAACTTTCCAAAATGCCTTGACCAAGGGCTATGAAAAGTTCACGATACTTGCGAAGAACTATTATGATTTAATTGAGTATTGTATGAATCTTCGTGATGATTTAACTGTTGTATTTGTTACTCATATAGAAAACTTTGGAACAGATATTGACCCAGAGTATAGAATGTGGACTACAGGAAAGATGTTAACAAACGCTATTAATTTGGATGGTTTGTTTTCATATATAATTTATTCTGAACGTTATGTTTCAGATACAGATGATGAAGTAAAATATAGATTTAAAACAAGAACAGACGGAAATGATACTTGTAGATCAGTTTCTGGATGTTTTGAAGATAAGTACATTGAGCCAGATATGAAATATGTTATAGATACTATTAATAAATTTGAAAATGGCGAAGAATGAAAGTAAATAGTGCTATTATTACTGTAGAGTTAGTTGATGAAGAAACTGGTGAACTTACTAATCAAACTTTAGATATTGCTGAATTAGTTTCTGAAAAACTAAGTACTGTAAAGAAAAAGACTACTAAAACTACTAAGAAAGTAGAAGATAATGATCCAACACCAAGATTGATATTAATGGATAACAAATATTCATTAAACAATGCAGCTATTGAATTACTTGGTGCTGAAGAAGGAGATAAAATTGACATTAAATATGAAGTCAAGAATAAAAAGCGTAAACCAGTGATTGGTACAGCTGATTCTTTTGGAACTAAAGGTGGAAATAAATTAACTAAATCAAATACTGTTTCTTATAGAGGTAAAAATAATGATGAACTATCAGAATATGGTACAGAATTTACTATTGGTTCTGCGGCTAAAACTGAAGGAACATTTTATTTGATTAGTGAAGCAATGGCTAATGAAACTCCAGAAGTTGAAGATGCTATAGATGAAATTAATGTAGAAGATGAGATTGCATCAGTTACTCCAGATGTAGATGATGCAGCAATTACTTTAGATGACCTTAATTTTGATCTTTAATACATTTATTTTATGAGTACAGCATTTGATTTTAGTGGTTTTGGCGGTATTAATGCACCTAGTAATAACAGTTTCCTTGGTCCATGGGGAGTATATGACATGGTAGAATTTGATGGGATTAGTGATCCTGTATCTGGTAAACGAAATGATAATACTGAATGGAAAGCATGGGATTTTAAATTTAAGAGTCCAAAAGGTACTTATAGTGAAAGAATTTTTGAGCCAGATGAAAATGGTATTAAACGTAGAAAAATGACTAATGCTAATGGTCATGAATATGAATTACCTTCTGATTTTGAGAGAAGTCAGCAAGTAGTAGCCCAAATTGTTGCAGCATATAATCCAAATGGATTTGAAAAACTTAAGGCTGCAGCAACTAGTGGTAAGATTAAAACATTTGAGCAATTTATTAATGTTGCTAAGAATTTATTGGAGAAACCAATTAAACCAACAGAAGAACATAATATTCAATTGAAGTTGTTAGGTCGTAATTCTTCAGATAATAGAGTATATGCTCGTCTTCCGAATTGTGGTATTTCTCGTAATGACAATAAGCCATTTATGGAGAAATTCATTGGTGAAAACGTATTAATGACTAGTTGGGAAGCACAGCAAGCTGATGCATATCATAAAGCAAAACCATCTAATCCAGAAGCTACAAGTCCTATGGCAGACACTGTAGATGTTTCTACATCTGTTGAGGCTGGAGAAATGAGTGACATTGATAAATTGTTAGTTTAACCAAATATAGTGGCTCCTATTATAGGGGTCACTTATTTTGTTTTATGACAAAATATGTATATTTTTGGTTTTAAATTATAAAGATTATGGAATTAAATTTTGATTTTGAACCAAAAATTACAAAAGACTATTTGCTTTCAAAATGTTCCGAAGAAACCTATATGCAATTTTATCTTGGAATACAAGTTAAAAAAGGATTATTTAAATCTCCTTTAAGGAAAGATCATAGACCTACTTGTTCATTCTATAGAAATAAATCTGGAGAACTTATATTTAAAGATTTTAGTGGAGATTTTTATGGTAATTTTATTAATGTGGTAATGTATAAATATCATGTTAACTATTATCAAGCATTAAAAATAATTGCTGGAGATTTTGGTTATATTAAAACTAATATACCAAAAAATAAAGGAACTATAAATACGAAAGCTAAAAAATTTGAAGATAAAGGAACTACAGATATAAGGGTTGAAATAAAACCATATACTAAAAAAGAATTAGATTGGTGGAATAGCTTTGGAATAACTAAAGAAATTCTTAATAAATATAAAGTATTTTCTTGTAAAACTATATTTTTAAATGGAAATCCATTTATATTATCTTCTAAAGATAGTTTTATATTTGGATATTATGGTGGAAAAAAGGATAACTTAGAATATTGGAGAATATACTTTCCTAAGAAAACTACTTATAGATTTCTTACTAATTGGCCTTCTAAAAAGGTACAAGGTTATGAACAATTACCTAAAAAAGGAAATCTATTAGTAATTACTAAATCAATGAAAGACTGTATGTGTTTAAAATCTTTTGGAATTAATGCTATTGCTCCAAATTCTGAAAATCTTTTTATTTCCGATAATATGCTTAAAGATTTAAAAACTAGATTTAAATATATAGTAGTTTTCTATGATAATGATCTAGCAGGAATTAAAAATATGCAAAAGATTAAAAAAGAACATTCTGATCTATTATATTTTTGGATTCCTAGAAGATATAATGCTAAAGATATAAGTGATTTTAGAAAAACTTATGGTCAAGAAGAAACTTATAATTTTATTAAAGAATATGTATTAAAAATTATTAATTAGAATGAGTAAATAGAACTTAAACACATCGTGTAAAATTATATATCCTAATAAGGATGTATTAACTTTTAAAACTATAGAAGAAGCTTCTAAAGGTACTGAAGAGTATAGTATTAATCATCCAGAACTACCTAAAAAGTATAGACCTATATTATCAGTTGCTGCAATTAAATTAAGATGTAATAAATCTACTCCAGCAAAAGATGGGATTATCTGTGAATGGTTAGATCAACATACTAAAAGATCCTATCAAGCTAAAAAAAGTAAATCAAAAGGTAATGCTTTAGAATATCATATAAGAGATAGACTTAGAGAATTAGGTTATAACTGTGAAAGATCTGCAGGAGAATCTAAAAAATTAGATAATGCTAAAGTAGATATTATTGATTTAGATGGAAGACTTCCTATTAGTATTCAAGCTAAAAATTATGCTAATACTCCAAATTATTTTGGAATTAGGGAAGATTGTCCTATTAAAGATAAACCATTTGTATTATGTTGGAAGAAAAATACATTAACAACTAATAATACTATATTTATGGTAGATGAAGATTTCTTTTATAAATTATTAGATTCTTATACTAAACAAAACAATATTTAAAATATGGATACTTATGTAGTTGGTTGGTGCTTAGACACTGATCCAATTAATATATTAACTATTAAAGCTAGGTCTTATACACACGCTAAAGAAAGAATTTTATATACTATATTAGGTCAAGTATTAGATGAATCAGAAGATCCAGATATTACTTTTTTAGCTAATATGGATTGGAGTGAGGTTATGCGTGAAGTATGGAATAAATATTCTGTAAATTTATCAGAAATTAAAACAATAGACGAATTAATGTAATGTTACGAATAGGTTTAGATATTGATAATACTATTGCAGATTTTGATAGTCATTATCTTAGACGGTTTGGAAAATTTCCAAATCATGATTGGGGAATAACTAGAAATGTAAATAATATTCTTATTAAAGAAAAAGCTTTTTGGTTAACTTTACCTATATTAAGAATGCCAGAATTTAAACCTAGATTGTATTGTTCTTCTAGGATTAATCCAAAACAATGGACTAAAACATATTTACAAAGAAATGATTTTCCAGAAGCTCCACTTTATCAAGTAAAAGGATATGGTACTAGTAAATATGATGCACTTAAAGGTAGAGTAGATGTATTTATTGACGATTCTATATTTAATTTTGAGGATCTCAATAGTAAAGGTATTTTATGTTTATTAATTACTACTAATAGTAATAGTCATTATGATACTCCTTTAAGAATACATGATTTAAATATTGATACAATAACAGATAAGTATTATTATGCAGTAAACAATAATCTTATTTAATGTTAGAAAACATAAAAATAACACCTAATTTAGATACCTTACGACTAGAAAATATCAGTGATGATATTTATTTTAGTAAAAAGTTTGGGGGATATATATCTAATAGTAGATTATCTTTAATAAATCCAGAACAAGGAGGTAGTCCAGAAAAATTTATAAGTGGATTAGGACAAAATGCAATTTATAGTGATTCCCTTGTATTTGGTAGTGCTGTACATGAATTAATATTACAACCAGAATCTTTTCAACTTGTAACTTCAGTAGATAGACCAACTGCAAAAGCTGGTTTTATGGCTGATGAATTATATAAGAAGAATGGTAGACAGCCTTCTTATGAAGAGATGGAAGCAGCATCTAAAAAGATAGATTATTATGCTAAATCTTGGAATAAAGATAAAGCAGAAGCATTATTAAGTAAATGTAATAATTATTGGCGTAATAGAGCCTTATTTGAAGCTAAGAATAAAGATACTAAAACTTCTATATATCTTGATCCAAAAAGTAGGGAAAGATTACAGGGAGTATTATCTAATTTTAGTAAAAATAAAGAATTTATTTCTTTATTAAATCCAGAAGGATTACTTAATCCAATTATTACAAAAAATGAGCAAACTATATTATTAGATGTAAATGTTGAAGTTCCAGATCATGATCCATTTATTTTAAGACTTAAATCTAAATTGGATAATTATACAATTGATTCAGATACTGGAGAAATTGTAGTTAATGATGTTAAAACTACTGGAAGAAATATTAATGATTTCAAGTTTGCATTTAATAAATATAGATATTATAGAGAATTAGGTATGTATAGCTGGTTATTAGGCTTATGTGCTAAAAAATTCTATAATATTGATAAGCCCACTATATCTTCAAACTGTCTAGTAGTTGAGACTTTTGGAGCATATAATACTCTTACATATAAATTAACTAAGAAAGATTTTGTTAAAGGTTTAGCCGAATTTAAAACATTATTAAGATTAGTTGCTCATTATAAAGCTAAAAATAATGGAAGAGAAGAGTGGGATAACTTATAAAGAATTAGAACAAATTTATTCAAGATATTTTAGTCTTGGATATATAAATGTGGATATTAATACTAAATTTGCTCTAATATCTTTAATTTGCTGGGTTTATTTTCATTTAAAAGAAAAAAATCCAGATGTAACTTATTATCAGATCGTTTATAAGATGTCTCAAGGTTTGGGACTGGAAGATGATTTTATTAAAGGTTTATCTATAGTTTGTGAGAACTTTGGATATGGTTGTAAAACTTTTCCGACCTTTAATATTGAACAAAAAGATATGGTTAAAACTATAAGGGATATTTTGGCAAAATTTATGCCATTCTAATATTAACAATTATTAACACTAAGAATATTGTATTGTACACAGAAGTCCCTTATATTTGTATCACTAACTTATAGAAAGTTAGTGTAGATTATTAAAATAATATGTCTAAAAAATAGACGGCAGATCTTTTTTACAATTTAATGAATTAATGAATAAAGGAAATTATTATGAACGATTTTAATGGACGTTTTTTGGTATTGGAAGTAACAGGTTTAACAAAGAAAGAAGCACTTGGTAAGGCACCAATCGCTATCATGGGTGATGCAACTCAGGCTTATAAGAATTGGTTGAAAAAGCAGGAGAATGGTGTAACAGAGGCTTCAAAGAAACAATTTTATCTAGATTATTTGCAGAAGAAGTCTAAGAATGTACCAGGTGTTGGTTATTCTATTACTGTTGAATCTGCTGTAGAGGACACAAAGCAGCGTCCTTATAAGATTACTGACGTAAAGAATGAACAAGGTAAGCGTAAGTATCAGACAATTTATCAGATTATCAATAAGAATACTGGTGAAATTATGGGTTCTGTTGATTCTACTAAGGCTAAGGCTAAGGAAAAGGTAAAGGAAATTTATAAGAAGGGTTTCCGTGGCTCTGTAGTAGTTAAGTACACAAAGCAGGTTGTAGGTGGTGAACCAATCGCATTTACAGCTGATTATGCTCCTTCTAAGAGTTCTCACGTTGGTACATATATTGTATTTGGTGTAGAAGCTTAATTAACACCAAGTATGGTTTGACTATAAAAAATTAATTTTCATAAAAGGGTAGTTGTTGTGAAACAGCTGCCCTTTATTTTTTATATATACTTATTTTATTAACAACCGAAAGGATAATTAAAACATTGAAAAATGGTAAGAAAAACAACAATCTCTAAGACATTAGATTTTTTACGTGATGTTAAAAATTCTGAATATAATAATATTCACACATATTGTATGGCTAATAAAATATGTGATAATAATAAATATAAGAGAATTAAAGAATTATTAAATTCAGATGAATATCCTAAAGAATGTAAAAAGGATATTGAAGAAATTAAGAGATTAGTTGAAAGCTTAAAATATAATAAAGATAAAAAAGAAGAAATAGATAATACAACTAACTCTATTACTACTGAAATAGTAAGAGATGAATTTGGTGTAATTTGTGGATATAGATATAATATTCCTAGAAAGAAGGGCGGAAATTTATTAGGTACTCTTTCTAGAGAAGATATGGAAAGATTGTGTAATTTGTATTCTGTTTATGGTGCAAATCTCACAGCAGCTAATGTACATATAGAATTTCCACAATTCTCTTTAGCTGAATTTCAGAGAATAAGAAATGCTTTCTTAGTTTATAAATATACTTGTCCATTTGCTCCTCATATTATTGAAGAACATTCTGATGAAGAATTAGTAGAAATGTCTACTACTAGAAGAACTAATAATTTAGTTCGTAATATTGAGAGAGATCAATTAAAGGATATTAAAGAAGCAGCTAAAAAGTTAGCTAAAGAAAATCTTAAACTTAAAGAAAGAGATCATGTATTAGATCAATTAAGAAAAGATATTCCTAATATAGATTTTATTGGGTCTACTAATTTTATTACTTCTTGTAATAAAGAGGATAAACATTTGATTATATGGCTTTCTGATATGCATATTGGTGCATATAATGATGATTTTGGTTTTTATCAAATTCCAGAATATAATTCTGATGATATTCAAAAACGACTTAATAAGATTGTACAACATTTTGCTGGAAAAGAATATGAAAAAATTCATGTAATGAATTTAGGAGATTCTGTAGATTCTTATAATAAAGAAACTACAAGAGGTGGACATCCATTACCATCAGTAATGAATAATAAAGAAATGAGTGAAACTTATATCACTTTAATGTTAAAATTCTTTACTGATTTAAAAGCTAATATTAAATGTAATAGTATTGGATATTTTTGTATTGGAGAATCTAATCATGATGGTGATTGGGGTTGGATTAATAATAAACTTCTTGCTGCCAGATTAGAAACAATGGGAGTTATTTCTTATATAAGTGATTATCCTATTGATTATTATGTATTAGGAGATCATAATTTTGTATTATGTCACGGTAAAGATAATAATTCTCAATTTAAGAATTTTCCTCTTACTTTAAATGATAAAACTGAATTATATTTCTCAAATTGGATGAGAGATAATAATTGTTTTGGTAAATATAATTATGTAGTAAAGGGAGATCTTCATAGATATGCTTATACTGTAGGTCAATCATTTGATTATATTAGTGTTGGATCTTTGTATGGTAGTAGTAATTGGATTACTGCTAATTTTGGTAATACTAAGTGGAGTATTAATTTTATGGAGATTCAAGGAGATGATATGAAAATTGGAACAATTCGATAAATAATATGAATAAGTTAGTAGAAAAAGTAATTAAATTATGTGCTAAAATTTGTGAAGATAGTTATCCTATAACTAATCTAAATATATATTCACATTATAATGTAGGATTTACTATTAATGGTATATCTATATTTATTAGAGCAAATAATTTAGAAGTACATACATGTAAAGGTGTATTATGTACAGATATTAATACAGTAGAAAACGCTAGTCTAGTTATTGCAAATCAAAAAGTAATAGAACATTCTGAAAAATTAGCAGAAAATATTTTAGATGAATATATTACTAAAAATAATAAAAATCTTTAATATTATGTGTAAAGAATATAATAGTTTTGCTTTACAAATGGATTATATAACTTCAGAAGAGTTTTATGAAGTTTATAATAAGTATGCTAAATATCTTCCAGAAAAAGTAGATTATAGAGATTACGATCCAGATTATAGTACTTTAGATGAATATTTATTAACAGTTAGCCTTAATAATAAATTAAATACTACTTTTATAAGTGCTTATTTTAATGGAGGTAATTCTTATGATATTGAAGGATGTTATACTTTAGAAGATGTAAATAAAGTGCAAGAAATTCTAGATTCTTTAGGATTAGAATGGGATGAATCTAATAAAGAATCAGAAATAGAGTGGGTTACAGACGAGGATAGAAAGAGTTAAATATGGATATTACTTTAGACCAGTTATTAAAAGGTAAAGAAACAAAAATTCGCAAAGCAGAATTTTATAATACTAAAGCTTATATTGAGCCTTTTTTAAATAGATTATCTAAAATTACTGATAATTTTGATGTAAAGGTACAATTACCAGATCAAGTAACTATTACAGATAATCAAGATGATGTAACTTATAATAGAGTTTGGATTCAAGGTATTCTTCCAGAATCATATCGAGTAGATAACCATGAAGAGGTTATTGGTATGATTTATGGATTAGATGTTAGAAAGCCTGTAGTAAAATTTTATAGAGGTGGATTAAATATGGCATGTACTAATTTATGTGTGTTTAATCCTACTAGTTTACAAACTCAAGAATTAAAGCCTCAACAAGCCATTGATTATAGTCCTTTAGATTTAATAATCAATCAAGCTTCTAATTTACAAGTATGGCTTAATAGGTTACATTCTCAAACTTTTTCTAGAGATGAATTAAATATTAATACTAATTTAGGAAGATGGATCAGAAATTGTCTAAATATGTATTATAATTCTGGATTAAGTAAAGTAAAATTAGCTACTACAACAGCTATTAGTGCTTATAAATTATTATTTGAGGATGAAGAATCTCCATATTATGTAGAGGAAGATTCTAATACTAATATGTTTAATATATATAATGCTTTTACAGAGTTAATTACTCATGATAAAGATAAGGATATAATGAATAAACCAGAAAAAACTTTACTATTAAAGGATATTCTGACCTTAGCTTAATTATTTTGAAATGTGGATTTTAAATAGTATATTTGAAGTTCACATTTCAAAATTAAATATTATGAATGTAATTAAAAGAGACGGAAGAAAAGAAACATTTGACGAAAGAAAGATCAAAAATGCTATTGAAAAATGCTATATAGCTAATGAAGAACACCCAGATGAAGAACTTATTAATGATATCATATCTATAATTAAATCTGCAGAAAAAGATTATACTGTTGAAGAAATTCAAGATATTATTATTGATAATTTAGATGATATAGATATTGAAAAAGCATATTGTGATTATAGAATTAAAAGAAACAAAATTCGTGATTTTAAATTAAATCAAAAATTCTATAATACTGTTACTGAACTAGTTGATAGAAAACAAAATGAAGCATCTAAAGAAAATTCTAATAAAGATGCTACTCAAATCCATGTAATTAGAGATTTAATTGCTGGAGAAACTTCACGTAAGCTTTATAATGAACTTATAATGCCAGAGAAATTACGTGAATTACATGAAAAAGGAGTACTACATGTACACGATACTGACTACAGACTACAACAAAACGAGACTAATTGCGAATTATCGGATCTTGACAATGCTTTAAATTATGGTACTGTAATGAATGGTAAGTTTATTGAGCCGCCTAAGAGTTTAAGAACTGCTTGTACTGTAGCATCTCAAATTATTACAGCTGTAAGCTCCTCTACTTATGGAGGACAAACTATTACTATGTCACATTTAGCTAAATTTGTTAAAGTATCTAAAGAAAAGATAACTAAGAAGATGGCTAAATTTGGAATTACTGATTCTAAAGTAGTTGAGGCTTTATTACAGGATGAAATTAAAGACTCAATACAAACTTTACTATATCAGTTGAACACTATTTCTTGTACTAACGGACAGAGCCCTTTCATCACATTATTTTTATACCTTGATGAGAAACCTGAGTATAAAAATGAAACTTTAATGCTTTGTAAAGAAGTAATTAAACAACGTATAGAAGGTATGAAATCTCCTTCTGGACATATTATCAGTCCTACATTTCCTAAATTAGTAGTTTGTTTAACTGATAAAATGTTTATTGAAGGTACTCCCGATTACGAATTTGCCAAATTATGTGCTAAGTGTGTAACGAAACGTATGGTTCCAGATTTTATATCTGAGAAGAATATGAAAGCACTTAAAGAAGGATGTGTGATACCGCCCATAAATAAACTTGTGGCTTAATATAGTGATGTATTAAGAATAAAAGATCTAAACTTGGAAACCTAAGTATTTTTATATATGGTAATCAAGTACTAAATTAAAATTTAAATAAATACCTAAACTGGGAGTTATGTGGAAAACTATAAATATTTTTAGAAATCAATTTAAAGTAAATGAAAAGGGAGAAGTATATAATACTTTAACAAAACATTATATAAAAGGAGATATCAATAATTTTGGTTATTATAGAGTTTGTTTATGGGATAATAAACAAAAGAAAAGATTTTTTAGGCATAGATTAGTTGCTGAATACTTTATACCCAATCCAGATAATAAACAATTTGTAAATCATATTGATGGAGACAAGTCTAATAATTGTATAGAAAATTTAGAATGGTGTAATCAATCAGAAAATGAAAAACATGCCTATAAAGTTGGTTTAAAACCAAAGCAAGGTTTACCTTTTATTATAGAATTTAATGATGGCACTAAAAAGCAATATCAAGATCAATATCAAGCAGCAGAAGCTTTAAATTGTAGCCAAGCTTTAATATCTAAATATTTAAATAAAGGAGTTACTAAAAATAATAAATATAGTGTTAAATCCATTTATTTTATAAATGTCTAACGACTATTATGTAGAGCCAAGTGGTAAGGCATAGCGGAAAATAAGTCCTTTTAAATCGAAAAGATCTTTATCTATTTAATATAAAAAATAGATAGTGAGATAGTCTAAACTATATAGAAATATATAGAAGTTCATAAGAGAACTGCTGTAAATTAACGAATTACAGTGAATATTTTGGGGTTGTAGAAGTATCCTACATCCATGGAAGGATAAAAATGGTAATTATCAAGTATATGGTAGAAATAATGTTGGTGTAATATCAATTAACTTACCATACTTAGCTCTTGAAAGTAAAACTATAGAAGAATTTTATTGTAAACTTGAAGATATGATTGATTATGTTTCTAAAACACAAAAATCTATCTATGATGTTATTGTAGACTCTCCAGTAGATATTGCTCCTATACTTTATATGTATGGTGTGTTAGATAGAGCTAAATCAGGAACTAAAATTAAAGACGTCATTGGAAATCGTAAGTGTTCTGTATCTATAGGATATATGGGAATTGCAGAATGTGTCGAACGATTTGGAATACATTATAATACTAAAGAAGGGCATGATTTAGGTATTAGTATTATTAAACATATGTTTTATAGAACTAATTATAATAAAGAAAAATATGATATTGCCCTTAGTTTATATGGTACTCCGGCAGAAAGTTTGACAACAAAGTTTGCTAAAGCATTAAAAGTATTCCCAGTTATTCCTCATGTAAATGATAGAACTTATATTACTAATAGTTATCATATTCCTGTAGAAACAGAGATTGATGCTTTTAGTAAAATGGATTTTGAATCAGAATTTCAGAAATATTCTACAGGTGGCTGTATAAGCTATGTTGAAGTACCTGACGTTCGCAATAATCCAGAAGCGATCTTTGAATTAATGAAACATATATATGATGTAATGGTTTATTGTGAGATAAATACTACATCATGTTCAATTTGTTATAATTGTGGTTTTGAAGGAGAAATAGAACTATCAGAAGATGGGACTCATTGTACTTGTCCAAATTGTGGATGTACTGATCCTTCTAAATTACATGTTATTCTTCGCTCTTGTGGATATCTTGGTGAATATTCATTAGGAACATCTATTGGAAGAGCTGGAGATATTGTTCATAGAGTAAAACATTTATAATTATGGATGAAGAATTGTTTGATAAAGAGTTACAACAAAGACTCGGAATAAGATACGATAAAGAAACTGGCATATTTAATGCTGTTGGTTTTATTCCAGATCCTATTGTTTTCACTAATATAGCAATATATAAACAAATTATGAAAATCTATGCTTAACATCTTAGAAATAAAACAGTATGATGTTATCAATGGTCCTGGAATAAGATGTTCTATTTGGGTAGCTGGATGTAATAATCATTGTGAAGAATGTTGGAGTCCTCATACATGGAATCCCAATCAAGGTAGACCTTTAAAAGAGTGTATTCCAGAAATTAAGAATTATCTTAATAATCCAAAAGTAACTGGAGTATCTATATTAGGTGGAGATCCATTTTATCATTTATTTAATGGAGATTATAATGAGGTAGTAACTTTATTAATGTTATGTCATAGTTATAATAAACCTGTATGGGTATGGACTGGTTATACAAAAGAAGAAATAGATAAACGGTTACAAGAATTACGTATGCCTAATTTATTAACTGCTTTTGTAGATGTTCTTATTGATGGGCGATTTGATATTACTAAAAAAGATATGAACCTTAAATGGAGAGGTTCGTCAAATCAAAGAATTATAGAACTTAATAAATAAAGATATAGCTCACTAGTTAATTCTAGTGGGCTATTTTTGTATAATTATGGAATTAGTATATACAAATGGATGTACTGTTACCAGTTTATCAGTAGACGGTAAAGAAAGTGTTGACATGAATATGGAAGATTTTAGAAAAGTAATCCATAAAATTGTTGATGAAATTGATGATTTTGCTGAACTACAAAGTATCTTTATGGATTTTGTAGAATGTAATGGTGAAATTATTGATGATTACCAATGTTCATGTTGTGGAGATTATGTAACAACCCATAAAATAAAAATATGAAAAAGTTTAAATTAATTAGGTCTGAAGTTATACCTATGTTAATTACAGAAACTGTAGAAATTGAAGCTAATGACTTAAAAGAAGCTATTGAAGATGTAGTTGAAGGGTATGGAGAAGTAATTAGTTCTGATCAAGAAGAGGTAGCGCATGCTTATAATATAGAGAAGTATGATAATACCAGTACTTTATCTATATATAATACTGATAAGAAATTACTTTATAATGATAATGATACATTTGCCTATGGTCATAATCCATATAAATGTTTTGAATAAAATATTAACTTTTTAAAAATTAAAATTATGAACAAGTTTGAAAAATTAATTAGTGCAAACAGTAATTCAACACTAAAGCGCCGTGCAGGTATTATTAGTAATGAAGCTAAAATGGCTCAAGAAGACATTGTAGCTACTATTACTCGTGCAATTAATCAGGAAAATCTAAAGTTAATGAGTCTTACTGACTTTGCTCCTACTCAAACTACAAGTCTACAGCCAGGTAACTTTACAGAAGGCGGTGCTTCGAATTGGGCACAAGAATTACAGAAGTGTAAAGAAAACCTTTATAATTTGAAGATTAAGCTTAAGTTAGCACAGGAAACTTATGAAGAATATTTCACTGAAGAAACTACAGAAGAGGTTTAAATATGAATCCACGTAAAGCTTTTAATTTTAAGGTTAAAGAAGTAATTGGTTATATAGAACATTATGATGGAGAAGAAGATGATCCAATTATAAATTCTGTAGATATTTATTTATCTGGAGGACAAGTCGTTACTTTAGATTTAAAAGATAATCCAATTGATAGTGATAGTCTTGCGAATATTTTAGGATTTGATGGAGGTTATTGGGATACTCTATATAGCAAAGACAATAATCCAACTAATTTATGTAAGTCTAATTTAAAATCAGAAGTAAAATCAACATATAATCCTTATGAATAAAGAAATTGAAGCAAAATATGATAAGTTATATGAATCATATTTAGAAAATTATGATTGTGATATTCTAAAAAGAAAAGACTTTTTTAATATTCTAACTAAATATTCTGAGGATCTTCCAAAAGATTATGAATTAGAATCTTATGATACTGAATATTATTCTTTTGAGGAATGGTTAATTACAGACATTATTCAATGTAATTGTGATGATGCTTATATCTATATTAGTGGTGATAGAATAGAAATTGATGATATAAATGATATTTCTGAAAAGGATTTTAATTATATTGTTAAATTCTGCAATAAGTATAATTTAGACATAGTAAATATTGATGACAGAGAAGATGAATA